GTTACCCGAACGCATCGCGAATGCGCCAGAACTTGAAGTAGGCTTGCAGTTGTATTTGCAAGCCTTCTTCGACCTAGATAGCGAACGGTCGCACGGCAACGGTTTAACGCCGATACCTTGGACAAGTATGGCGGCTTACGCAAGGGCTTTCGAGTTTGACGAAGAACAAACCGAAGACTTGTTTTACTTTATGCGAAAGCTTGATTCGGAACACTTGAAGAAACTAGCGGACAAACAGAAAGCGGCGGCATCGAATGGCAAAAAGCCTGCTAGACCTAGCCGATAGGCTGGAAAAGAAAGCGAAGGCAATAGACGAAGCGGCGTCACAAAACGCCGTCGATACCGCTTTGGCTATTGTGGGCGACTTGGCGTACAAAACGCCCGTAGATACTTCGCAAGCTTTGTCGAACTGGATTGTAACGCTAGAAAGTCCGTCGGGTCAACAAATCAAGCCGCATTTTCCGGGTTCGCAGGGTTCAACGCAACGCGCTTCGGCGGCTGAAACGTTGAATTCTGCGAAGCTTGTTTTACGAAACAAGAAGCCCGGCCAAGCGATATTTATTACGAACAACCTTCCGTATATCCGCAGGCTGAACGACGGTTATTCGGCACAAGCCCCGGCGGGGTTCGTCGAACGCGCCGTTTTGATTGGTCGCAAAATGCGTAAGAAGTTCAAGATTAAGGATTAGAAGAAATGGCCGACGAAAACATAGAAATTAAGGTTCAAGACAAAGTTTCGCCGTCCATTTCGACGAAGCTTCGCACAATTGCCAGCGAAGCCCGCAACGCCGACGCCGCAGTTAAGAACCTTCAAACGCAGCTTTCGGCAATCAACGTCGGCGGCTTGTCGCAGCTTATCAACGCATCGGCCAGCGCAACGCGCCAGCTTCAACAAGGCGCGCTTGCCGCGCAACGGCTGGCAACCGAACAGCAGCGCACCGCAACAGCCGCAGCGCAGGCCGCCGCAGCCCAAACGCGCGTCGCCACGGCTGCGACCCAAGGGGCCACGGCGCAAGCCAACCTTGCCACGGCCACGCAGCGCACGCAGACGGCCCAACAGCAGACGGCGACAGCCGCGCAGCGCCTAGCGACAGAACAGCAGCGGACAGCCGTTCAGACGGCCAACGCGGCGGCAGCGAACGACCGGGCCGCCCTTGCCGCCCTGCGGCTGCAACAGGCGCAAGACCGGGCCGCCAATTCGACCCGCAACGCGACTTCGGCCCTCGGCGGATACATTCGAACCGCTGCTGGAATTCTTGGCGTAACCATTTCGGCGAACGCAATTCTTGCAAGCGCCGACGCATACGTTACGCTTCAAAACAAGTTGCAGAACGTAACGAAGTCGCAAGAACAAGTTAACACGCTTACGAACGAACTTTTCGAACTGTCGAACCGCACGCGCGCGGGTATTGAAGAAACGGCGACAGCGTTTACACGCTTCGACCGTGCCTTGGCGTTTATGGGTAAGTCGCAAGAAGATTCGTTGCGAATGACCGAAACCATTAACAAGGCTTTGATTGTTTCCGGTGCAACAGCGCAAGAAGCGTCGTCGGCTTTGTTGCAGCTTTCGCAGGGCTTCAACGCCGGTAAGCTGCAAGGCGACGAATTCCGCGCCGTTTCGGAAAATATGCCAATCGTTTTGGACGCAGTAGCGAAGGCGCTTAACGTTCCAATCAACCGCGTTAAGGAACTTTCGACCGAAGGTAAAATTACTTCCGAAGTTCTGTTTGAAGCTTTCAAGCTTATACAAGACCAAGTAGACGCAACGTTTAACAAGACGACGCCCACAATCGGCCAAAGCTTGACGGTTCTTCGCAACAACGCAATTCAGTTCTTCGGCGAATTGAACAAAGCGACCGGCTTTACTGCCGGGCTTTCGCGCGCGATTCTTTGGCTTGGCGAAAACTTGAAAACTGTTGCCGTAATTGTCGCCGGACTTGGCGTCGCGTTGCTTGTTGCCTTCGGTGCCCCGTTGGTTGGTGCGCTGGCCGGTGCGACGGCTGCGGTAAAAGCCTTTACGCTGGCGCTTGCTTCGAACCCGATTGGCCTTATCGTCGTCGCGCTTTCGGCTGCGATTGCGTACCTTGCGCTTTTCCGCGACGAAATTAACTTGGGAATCGACGACGTTACGACGTTGGGCGATTTCTTCCGCGCGACCTTTGAAGGCATCGGCCAAGCAATCGACGGCGTTAAAACCATCGCGTCGCAATTGTGGGCAGAACTGCGCGACTTCGCAAGCGCCGCACTTGGCGAAATTACTTCGAACGTTGACGATTCGACTTCTTCTTGGTCGGACAGCTACGCCGAATTCTTCCAAACCAACCGTACAGGTTGGGCCGGTGCGCTGGAAAACGCCGCAAAAGTTCTTGACGCAATCGCCGGGCTTTTGACCGGGGCCGCAACGTTCGCAGGCCGTGCAATGGCCGAAGTTGTTATTTCGGTTCAAAACGGAATCGCAAACGCTTACAACGTTGTCGCGGGTTGGATTGAAAACGTAACGAATAAAGCCATTGAAGCCGCGAACAGGCTTCGCGCGATGGTCGGTAAGTCGGCTTACGAACTTGTCCAATTCGAACGCATGGGCAGCGCAGGCCAAACCGAATTCGAATCTTGGGGCAAGCTTTGGGCGCAATCGCTGGAAGACGGATTTAACAGCCAAGGCGGCGCAATGCAAAACCTGTTGAACGGCCTTTTCGACCGTTCGCAGCAAATCGGCGCGCAGCGCAGGGCCGCAGGAAGCGCGCAGCTTCGCGGGGCCGCAGGAAGCGCGCAGCTTCGCGGGTCTGGCGCGTCGCAGCTTGCCGGGGCTACCGACGCGAACGCGGCGAAGGCTGCGGAACGTCGCGCGCTGGCAATGGAAAAAATCAATACGCAGCTTGATAACGAATTGGCGCGTATGTTCCAGCTTCAACCGCAGCGCGAAGCGCAAGCGAAGTTCGACCAAATCGAAGAAAGCTTGATTCAGAAAAAGATTAAGCTTACGTCGGAAGAAGCCGAAGCAATTAAGGCGAAGATTAAGGCCGTTCAAGACGCGACCGAAGTTCAACGCCAGTTCGACGCAATTTACGCCGAAGCTGTTAACCCGTTGAAGGAATACAACGCTTCGCAGGAAGCGGCGAACAAGCTTCTTCAAATGGGCGCAATTACGCAGGAACAGCACGCCCGCGCAGTAACGAAGGCGTCGGAAGCTTACGCAAATTCGCAAGACCCGTTGCGGCAGTATAACCGCGACCTTGAACAGCAATTGCAGCTTTTGCAAATGCTGCCGAAGCAACGCGAAATCGAACAGCAGATTATGCAAGTTCAGAACGATTTGCTTGCAAAGGGCATCGTTCTAAACGAAACCGAATTGGCGCAGCTTCGCGAAAAGCTGTTGCTTATTCAGCAAGTAAACGCCGTTTCGCAGCAAGAAGCGTCGTTGTTGGACGCCAGCGTAAACAAGCGCCAACAGTTTATCGACCAACTGAAAGCAATTCAGAACTTGCGCAACAACAGCGGAAGCGGTTTCAACGCAGGCGACCAAGCCGAAGCAACTAACAGCATGTTGCAAGGCATGGGTATTGATACGACGAACTTTCAAACGCAGCTTAACGCGCAATTGGCGCAATATCAAACTTACGTCGAACAGCTTAAAATGCTGAACGAACAGCGTTTGATTAGCGACCAAGAATACGCCGCCGCAAGTATGCAACTTGAATTGCAGCGGCAAAACCTGTACTTGAATTCGGCAAGTAGTTTCTTCGGAAACTTGGCCGCGCTTCAACAGTCGGGAAATAAGAAAATGGCGGCGGTCGGAAAGGCCGCAGCAATCGCGCAAGCGATGATTAATACGTATCAATCGGCAACGTCGGCTTATGCTGCGATGGCGTCGATTCCTTACGTCGGCCCGGCGTTGGGCGCGGCTGCGGCTGCGGCTGCAATTGCCGCAGGCTTGGCGAACGTTCAGCAAATCCGGTCGCAGAATACCGGGTTTAAGTCGGGCGGTTTTACCGGGTCAATGGGCGTAAACGAAGTCGCGGGCGTCGTACACGGCCAAGAATTCGTTATGAACGCATCGGCGACCAACCGCATTGGCGTTGCAGACCTTCAAGCCCTGCAAACGGGCGCGGCCAGTGTTCAGCGCAACGACGAACAGGCAATGGCGGCTAGTGTGGGCAGGGGCGGCAATTCCGAACCCGCGCCCGCGCCGGTTGTCAATGTACCTTTTAGCGCCGTTGTCGTACAATCGAAAGAAGCGGCCTTGGCCGGGCTTAAATCTTCGGAAGGCCGGGCTTTCATTCTGGAAACCATCGAACAAAACGGCGGCACCGTCGCAAAAATCGTCGGAGTTAAATAAATGGGTTATGCAATTGGAACAGTTACGAAAGGCGGCGGCGACGATTGCCATTATCAGGTTTTGGCAATTATCAAAACGCTGGCCGAAGCTAACGGATGGACAACGCTTCGTTACGATACGTCGGGCGAAAACAAAGAATGGATAGGTAAAAGCTTGGGCTTGTCCGGCGGAGAAGAAATTTTTATAGGAATTCGCACGTACCAAAATTTTTCGGGCGATTACTATAACTTCTTGCTTGGATGCTTTACCGGCTACGTTTCCGGCAATTCGTTTGATTCGCAACCCGGCGCGAAGTATTGCGGCGTTCCTGCCCACAATAACGCAATTACGTATTACATAACAATGAACGCGCAGCGCATCGCGTTTATGTTGAAGGTTGGTACGCCTGTTTATACGCATGGTTATTTGGGCAAGTTCTTTCCGTATTCGCGCCCGGCTGAATTTCCGAACCCGCTTGTTTGTGCTGGAAGTTTCAACGGGGCCGAAGCGAAGCGGTTTAGCAATACGGCGCAGGTTTTCCCGTATCACGGCGACACTGTTTCGACGCAAACGAACTTTTACATGCGACGGCTTGACGGCAGTTGGTACGAACCGGCAATGTGGCCTTTTACGCATGGTTCCAATGGCGAAAACTTTGGGGCTACTTGTTTGGCCGGGCCTGTTTCTTTGGCTTGCCAAATTTCAGCGAATGCGAACTATCAAGTCGAACCAATCATTCTTCACGACCGCGTAAATACGCCGTCTTTGTCGAATAACGTTTGGGGCGAACTTGACGGCGTATATTTTGTAAGCGGGTTTAACAACGCAGTCGAAAACGTCGTTCAGTCTGGCGGAAGTTCCGTCGTTGACCAAACCGGGCTTACTGTACTTCAAGCCGTCGAAGCTATCCATTTGGTCGGCGGTCGCGCCTTCGTAATGGGTCAAAATATTAACCGCACTTCTTGGCGCGATTTTGTCGCGCTG